AACTAATTTGAGTGGCATTGAAGCACCACGATATCCTGATCGACAGCCGTGGTTGAACACGTTATGTCATTATCAATACACTCCCGCTGAAATAAAATCTGGAATGGCGTACGAATTTTTACAACAATCGCTTGACAGGTCAATAAAATATGGTATTCTCCCATCATAACCAAAAGGGAGATACCAAGAATGTACACACTTTCAGCGAATATTGATGGCGATACTCAGACGATTATGTCAAGCGACCTTGATGACCTTCATTGCAATATCGAAGGCATGCTCGAAGAAGCCGACGAATATGCCAGCATCGTCACCGACATTAGTTTGGTCGATGAAAATGGCGACAACGCCATGAACGACGACACGGCAGCATATGTCGCATCTATGTTGGACAATCTCTAATAAATCACACACTTCTCACAGATAGTGCCGCTTACATCTAGTTTCAGATGTGCGGCACGAAGTTCTTGAAACTTCTCTGAATGCCAAGCGTCCATGAATGAAATCTCATTTAGGTCGCCCATGTTGAAACGATTGTCATGATCAAAACAACAAGCACTCAGGCGACCATCAAAGCTGATGTGGCCTTCTGTGAAAATACTCCAACAAGGTAGAGGATCACGTAACGCATCCAAGCGTCCGCGATTACCTTGTACGAATTCCCATTCATCGTTTTCAATTAAAGCAGCTTGATTGTACAGCGGCAATGCGTACAGTTCGTCTACGTATGGCTCAAGATCAGCGATGTATTCATTGATACGTTCGCCCTGCTCACCATCGTATGCGATGTATGATCCGTATAAACCACATTCGTAACCGCCCTCTTCGCGGACAGCATGGGCAGCTTTCACGTTCTCGGCAATCTTACTGAACAATGAACCCTTTACTTGTGCGATCTCTTTGAACTGTTCTTCGTCCGCATAGTTCAGGCTGAACTTCAATGAGTCCAATCCAGCTTCCATGCATTCCTTCACTTTCTCTGGTGTGCTCAATGATCCATTGGTGGTCAAGAACACATAAGGATATCCACAATCTTCTTTTGCGTATCGAATAGCTTCTGGTAGCCATTTGCATAAAAATGATTCACCGAGATAAAATACACCAAGCTCTTCAACTCCAGCTTCACGCATCTCTTTAACGATACGCTTGAAATCCTCTTGTTTCATTTCATTGACTGTACGTAGACGATTGTTGTGTGCACAAAACGAACATGCGAAGTTGCAGCGTCCTGTAATCTCAATCTTCACACTCTTCGGTGCTGGCGGGGCAGGAACTCCGTATTCTTCTGTTAATCCTGTAATGGCGTCAATTCTGTCTGTAATTCCCATGGTAACTCCTAGTTAATGATGTCGGTATCCTTGAACGCACGTCCAAAGGTGCTATTGAATTCTGCCTTCCAATGATCCGCGTAATCTACTTGTTGGCAATCCCTGAAAATGGGAGCACCAAGCGTATGATGGATATTGAATGGTAGGGTATCTGGCATATCTTCTTCGCCCACCAAGAAATTATACTCCAGTGGAATACCACCGATCTCTTCTTCTTTGAGCCATTCGAATCTATGCAAGAATTTTGGTTCAGCATTCGTGACCACTTTTGGTGTCAATGCTTTGTTGCTTTCGTGTGCGCAATTGTAAATCACAACTGCGGACCATTGTTTCTTCGGGTATGAGGTTTGCGGCAAGCCGCCCATCTTGTCGGGTGTCTTCGGCACGTAATCATGTTTCGGAACTTGCACAGCAAAGCTCGGATCAGCTAAATCGAACATTTCCTTGATATCACGGGTTATTAGCATATCGCAATCAAAGAAGATGCCAGTTCCGCTGTAGTTCATCAGGAACGGTACCAAGAAGCGTGTAATGCTGAATTGAGTTGACCCGTTCGGATCAATTGGCCGCATGAACCGGCTGTAAGCTAAAAGCTCGTCCCGAATGATTGGAATGATTTTAATGTCTTCTCGTGTGTTTTGGCGAATACTGTTCGCAAGCATCTTTGCTGCAGCATCTTCAAGTGGATCGTATCCGATAAACACTACTCTATCGGCGTCTTTGGCGTGTTCTAATCTATCAAAAAATACTGAATCCATTGGCTGCATTATTGTTTCCTAGTTATATACGTGTTGATAAATATTTATCAACAAGGAGTATCAACAAAATGAAACAAGGCAAGATTTGGGGGAAAACAGAATGTTTATTACAGAATTCGTTCGTTGAGTTCCATAGAATTGACATAAATCAAGGAACACAATGTTCGATGCATAAGCATGAACACAAATGGAATGCCTTCTACGTGGTATCGGGCGAACTTGACATTGAAGTACGAAAGAACAACTACGACCTCACGGATACCACCAAACTTATGGATGGAGATTTCACTACGGTAACACCGGGTGAGTATCATCGATTCGTGGCCCATACTGATGTCGTGGCGTTTGAAATTTATTATCCCGAAGGATTAACCGAAGACATCGTGAGGGAATCAGTGGGTGGCCAAACATAAAGACGAATCCAAGCTGCACAAAACAGAACGTGCATTGAATAAAGAAGCCGCCAGACAAAAGAAGGGCATCAACATCGCGTGTGTGTGGGCGGGTGGTGCCTACCCGATAGAATACGTGTATAAACTGTACCATATGGTTCATCGGAATTCGAGATCATTTGCGTGGAACTTCAATATCTTTACCGACAACGAGGTAGACTTCTCTGGATTCGATTCTGGAATTATGGCAAAGCGTCCAATTAAAATACACAAGTTGGCTAAGTTACCAAGCCCACATATGAGATTATGGTGGCATAAGATGCAACTGTTCAGTATGTCAAACGAATGGAAGTATGATACCACTCTGTATTTTGATCTCGATGTGGTAATCATAAGCAAGCTGTTACCATTCATCGAGCATCAACGATCCAACTTTTGCATCCTGCAAGATTTCAACCGCCAAGGTAATCCTACGTATAATAAATGCAACTCAAGCATCATGCGTTGGAAAGTACAAGATCATTTTGATATGTATGCAAAATGGACGGATGAATGCAACAGAAACGTAATGCATCTCCACGGCGACCAAGACTGGATCACCGATCATCTTGGTGACGACAGAGTGTGGTGGCCACGCGAATGGGCATTGAGTTACAAGTGGGAATTAAACCACGGCGGATTGAAGCACATGGGACCAATGCCATTCACTCCGGACATGTATCATACATACGGAACAGGACTGAACCCGCCAAAGGAATGTAGCGTTATTGTATTCCATGGCAAGCCCGATCCACACGATCTCACTGACAAGGTAATTCTCGATAACTGGAAATAGCTTGACAATATCTATAAACATGGTAATGTAGCAGCATGATAGATTACATTGACCTTAAAGACACATGGGAGTACGTGCAAGATACCTTCAATGGTATGCGCGTAATCGGAGATGTGCACGGCGAAATCACTGCTTTCGAGAACGCGGTGGATGGCGCACTCATTGACAACAAGTTAATCATCGGCCTTGGTGATTATGTTGATCGTGGAGAAGATTCGGCACAAGTCATGGAACTGGTATTGGATTTGGTTGACGATCACAAAATGATCGCGATTGTCGGAAACCACGATGACAAAACATGGCGTTACCTGAACGGAAACGATGTCAACATCACTCATGGAATTGAAACTACTATTCGTGATCTAGCTGATCACCCAAGTGGTGATGATATTGGTGCTGAATGGCATAAAGAAATGCCATCTTGGCCAATGTGGATAACTCTTGGGGATCGCACCTTTGTACATGGCGGATATGCTGCCACCATGAATGCACGGTCAATTCCGTGGAGAGAGAAAAAAACATCCAAAAACCTCGCTTCTAGGGCATTGTTTGGTAAAACCACTAAAGAAGTTACCCCCGATGGCTATGCGGTACGTTCATATGAGTGGATTGCTCAAATCCCACGCGGCCACACGGTATACATTGGGCATGATGCTCGACCAGAGATCGAAACACGATCATATGCTGGCGGCGGCAATTTAGTAATGGTAGACACCGGCGCTGGCAAAGGCGGCAAGTTGTCTTGGGTAGATATCAACTTTTAACAGGAGAATAAAATGACTGCACTATTGAAACAAGTACTAATTTCTGGATTGTTCTTAATGTTAGGATTCAGCGTGTTCTCGATGGCTATTATCAATGGTGACTCAACCGTCCTTGCTATAGGTGCTCTCTTAACAGCAGGGTGGGGATGGTCGTGCCTCAGTGCGGCCAAGTCGCTGGCCAATATACTCAAAGAAATTGAAAACTCAACAAACTATGATATGGAAGAAGAAACTCAAGAATAAACTTCCCAAAAAGCTTGACGCCCTGTGGATACGTGGTATTCTTTAATAGTAGAAAGAAACAACCAAACAGGAGCGAAAACATGTTGAACCGCAAATTGAAATTCGAAGGTCTTGAAGTTGGAACCAAAGTTCGTGCATTTGACTTCAAGCCGATGTCAGATCGTCCCGACAGCTTTGTAGATGGTTTCATCACCGAAGTACACCGTGATGTACTGGCCGGTGGACCCGGTTACGCTGCATACTTGATCGCAGTCACCGACGACTCGGTTTTCGAAAAGAACGCCCGTACCGAGATTTGGGCACCCATGGAAACATCTTTCATGGAGTACGACGAGCGGATCACAGTCCTCGAAGAAAGCAACATGGTATGAGCAACGTAAAAAACATAGTGTTGGATGCCGAAGAAACGGCATTCGACATGATGCGCGACGGTCTAACCCGTGATGAAATCGTACCAATGATTTCGTCAGAGTACGGAGAAGACGTTGCAAACAAGGTCGCAGCCACATTCACAAAGATGGACGAAGATGTCTAAATTCAAACTACATTTCATTGATCACGACGGTGCTAACAACGCCGACGAAAATATGGCGATCCACGGAAGTGGACCAGTCATTGATTATCTAATGGCGTGTGGTGTTGATGTAAGTAATCCAATCAAAATTGATGAACCAATCGTTCTGATCGACAGCAATCTGACAAATCTTGCAACAGATACAGTCGTTCATTTCGACATCCCTGATAACTTGGATAATGTGTTCATGTTGAAGTTCTCCAGCATGATGACGATGCCAGACAACTGGATGCTGTTCGATGATTATATAAACGGCATGGACAAATAAAAAGGAAATTGTTGCTCCCAAAAGGGTAAATACCAGTAGTAATATTGGGAGTAATACATGAACATTTTCGATAAGTTCAAAGAAGATCAAAAAAAGTCACAGGTTGAATATTTAAGTTTCGAAGATTATCTAAAACAATGCAAGAAAGACCCACTTACCTACGCCAGTGCGGCAGAGCGTATGGTAAAAGCAATCGGTGAACCAGAACTAGTTGACACTAGCAAAGACCCCCGACTAAGCCGTATATTCCTTAACAGAACCCTCAAAATATATCCAGCATTCAAAGACTTCTATGGTATGGAAGACACCATTGAACGCATCGTAGGATACTTCAAGCATGCTGCACAGGGCCTAGAAGAGCGTAAACAGATTTTGTACCTCTTGGGTCCAGTTGGTGGTGGTAAGTCATCATTGGCCGAGCGTATCAAGGCATTGATCGAAGATCACCCAATTTACTGTTTAGCAGATGGCGAAGGCAACATTAGCCCTGTATTCGAATCCCCATTAGGTGTGTTTGATCCAGAGAAGTACGCAACGCAAATCCAAAAGGATTACAAAATAGACAAGCGTTACGTTACCGGCCTGATGAGTCCATGGGCAGTGAAACGCATGAAGGAATTCGATGGTGACATCAGTAAGTTCCAGATCGCTAAAATATACCCATCCCGCCTAGAGCAAATTGGTGTATGTAAAACCGAGCCGGGTGACGATAACAACCAAGACATCAGTTCATTGGTCGGAAAAACCGATATCAGAATGCTCGAACACTTCTCACAAAGTGATCCGGATGCTTATGCATTCAGTGGCGCACTATGTCGTGCCAACCAAGGCATCATGGAATTCGTGGAAATGTTCAAGGCACCGATTAAAGTACTGCATCCTCTGCTTACAGCCACACAGGAATGCAATTACATCGGAACCGAGGGCATCACAGCCATTCCGTTCAATGGTGTTGTATTGGCCCACAGTAACGAAGCTGAATGGCAATCCTTCAAGAACAACAAGAACAATGAAGCATTTATCGACCGTATTTGTGTCGTGAAGGTTCCATACTGCTTGCGCTTCGATGAAGAGATCAGCATTTACGATAAGATGCTGGAATCGTCTGGTTTAGGTGAGGCAAAATGCGCACCTGAGACCTTACGTATGCTGGCACAGTTCAGTACTCTTACACGTTTGAAAGAACATGAGAACAGTTCTCCGTATTCCAAAATGCGCGTATATAACGGCGACAACATCAAAGACACCGATCCAAAAGCGAAATCCGTTCAGGAATACCGTGACATCGGCGGTGTTGATGAAGGAATGAATGGCATCAGTACTCGTTTCGCTTTCAAGGTGTTGTCAAAAACATTCAACTTTGATAATGATGAAGTTGCTGCTGATCCGGTCCACTTGATGTATGTTCTTGAAGACAGCATCAAACGTGAACAGTTCCACAAGGACAAAGAGCAGGAATACCTCAATCACATCAAGACGAGCCTATCGGTTCGATATGCCGAATTTATCGGAAACGAAATCCAGAAAGCGTACCTCGAATCATATGACGATTATGGACAGAACTTGTTCAACCGTTATCTCGATTATGCCGATCACTGGATTCAGGACATCGATTTCAAAGACCCCGACACGGGTAACTTGTTCGATATCCAAATTCTTGACCATGAGTTGGAAAAGATCGAGAAACCAGCCGGTATCAGTAACGCAAAAGACTTCCGTAACGAAGTAGTGAACTTTGTGATCCGTGCAGCCGCAAACAACGATGGCGTACGGCCAAGATGGACAAGTTACGAAAAGCTCCGTGAAGTGATCGAAAAGAAAATGTTCGCAAGTACCGAAGATTTGCTGCCAATCATCTCATTTGGTGCAAAAGGCACCTCCGAAGCACAAGCTGAACACGATGACTTCGTTAAGCGTATGCAAGATAAAGGATATACTGAGCGTCAAGTCAGGCGTCTCGTTGAGTGGTATCTAAGAGTTCAGAAGTCTAGTTAAGTCATGGGCAAGTATATAATTGATCGTAGATTGAATCCGAAGGGGAAATCCCTAAGTAATCGTCAACGATTTCTTAAACGAGCAAAGAAACAGATACAAGAACGTCTTAAAAAGAACATTATAGACAGATCGATTACTGATGAGCGCGGCGAAGACGTAAGTATTCCCGTTGGAGATATTGACGAACCATCATTCGGGCATGACTCACAATCTGGTGATCAGGATTTTGTTCTACCGGGCAACACCGATTACACAGTAGGTGATACCATTCCGAAACCTCAAGGCGGTGCTGGAGGTGGTGGTTCAAAAGGATCGCCCGATGGCGAAGGCGAAGATGACTTCGAATTCCATATCTCCCGAGATGAATATCTGGACATTGTATTTGAAGACTTAGAACTCCCAAGACTGGAAAAGAAACAGAACGCCGATACGAAATCGTTCACCAATGCCCGAGCAGGATACGTGACCGATGGTAATCCAAGTCAATTGGATATCGTGAAATCTATCACAACATCATTGGGCAGACGTATCGGATTGGGCAGACACAAACACCTGAGACGAATTAAAGAGATCGAAGAAACATTAGAAAAGATGGATTGCGGCTATCGAGATGGCAATAAGTTAGAGATGTGTCGATTGTTAGAAGATGAACTATTGATGCTGAAAAACAAACTGAAGGCATTACCGTTCATTGATCCGATTGATTTGCGGTTTCGCAATTACGTTAAGGTACCAAAACCAATCACTAAAGCAGCAATGGTTTGCGTGATGGATGTCAGTGCCAGTATGGGCGAGAAAGAGAAAGAACTTGCCAAACGGTTCTATTTGTTGTTATACTTGTTCTTGAAAACCAAATACGAACATGTAGATGTTGCCTTTGTTCGACATCACATGAATGCGAAAGAAGTCGATGAAGAAGGGTTTTTCAATGGCAAAGAATCTGGAGGAACACTTGTTTCATCAGGTCTGAAGCTAGCAAACGAAATTATAGAGGAACGATACGACCAGAGCGAATGGAATACCTATGTAGCACAATGTTCGGATGGTGATAACTTCACCCAAGACATGAGCGCAACACGAAGGGTAATGGAAGACAAACTTCTCCCAACAGTGAACTATTTCTTCTATGTAGAGATAGATAACAGTAGAGAGTATTCTGCCGGATATGCCCTTTGGGGATATGACAGTGGTATCACTGAAATGTGGACATTGTACAGCATTCTGGAAAATCAATACGACAACTTGTCATCGAAGAAGGTCAAGGATAAATCCGATATCATGCCGGTGTTCAGGGAAATATTTAAGAAAGAAGAAAATGCAGATCAATGAAATCAACACAAACTACGTTATCTTTTGTGATCTAGATGGCGTACTTGCTGACTTCGAAAAAGCAGCAAAGGAAATCACTGGCAAGGACTATAATGCGCAGCCACCTAAAGTGTTCTGGCCGCAAATAGCCCGAACCAAAGACTTCTATGCAAATCTGGATACGATGGATAACTTGAAACTGTGGGATTACATCAAGAAGTACAAGCCAAGCATTCTGACAGGATTGCCTCAAGGTAATTGGGCAGAGCCACAGAAGCGCCAATGGTGCGCCAGACATCTTGGCAAATACGTAAAGGTCATCACTGGCTGGGCACGGGATAAGCATACGTTCGCGGCACCCAATCATATACTGATTGACGACAACGCTAGAAACATCAAAGAATGGGAAACAGCAGGTGGTATTGGCATATTTCATACATCTTTACAATCGACTATCAAAGAGCTTAAGAAGCTGAAACTATGAGCGATTTCTTATTCACAGACGCAGAGTGGGACTTTGATAAGTTAGACAAAGTATATGACGCATGTGAAGTCATCGCTACCGAAGAACTACGCCTAGATACATACCCGAACCAAATCGAGGTAATCACCTCAGAGCAAATGCTGGACGCATATAGTTCAGTGGGCTTGCCCGTGTATTACAAACACTGGAGTTTCGGTAAACAGTTCACCCGCGAAGAAGATCAGTACAGACGTGGCCAACGTGGCCTCGCATATGAAATCGTGATCAACAGTTCGCCTTGTATCAACTATCTGATGGAAGAGAACACCATGACAACACAGTCATTGGTTATTGCTCATGCAGCATTTGGGCACAACAGTTTCTTCAAGAATAACTACTTGTTCAGAGAATGGACTGATGCTGAAAACATCGTTGACTATCTGGTGTATGCAAAAGGCTTCATTGAAGAATGTGAAGAGAAACATGGAGTCGAGGTAGTCGAAAAAGTGCTCGACGCTTGTCACGCATTGACCAAGCATGGTATAAACAAATACAAACGACCAAGCAAACTCAGTATGGTCAAAGAACTCGAAAAGCGCAAAGAACGTCAGGATTATCTTCAGTCACAAGTAAATGATTTGTGGCGTACCGTCCCAAAAACCGAGGACGTGAAAGATACAGCAGACGACCGTTTTCCTAAAGAACCAGAAGAAAATCTGCTGTATTTCATCGAGAAAAATTCACCGATCCTTACCGATTGGCAACGCGAGATCGTCCGCATCACCAGAAAGATCAGTCAATATTTCTACCCACAATATCAAACAAAAGTCATGAATGAAGGCTGGGCATCGTTCTGTCACCATTACATCATGAGCAGAATGTACGACAAGGGCCAAATTACCGAAGGCTCCATGTTGGAATTCGCACACATGCATTCTAACGTATTATATCAGCCAGACTACAACGATAAGAACTACAGTGGCTTCAATCCATATAAACTCGGATTTGAAATGTTCACTGACATTCGCCGGATATGCGAACACCCAACAGATGAAGATCGTGAGTGGTTTCCGGACTACGCAGGACAAGAAGATTGGGTACAAGTGTGTCTCGATGCGGTAAAGAATTATCGCGATGAGTCATTCATCAAACAGTTCCTATCACCTACATTGATGCGTAAGTTTCACATGTTCGCACTGCATACTTCTGCAGAAGACAAAGAATATGAAGTTACGGCCATTCATAATAAGCGTGGATTCCAAGACATCAGAAATACACTGGCGGCAAACTACGAAGTAGGGAACATGATGCCAGATATCCAGATTTGGGATGCTGACTTGAAAGGTGATCGTAAATTGACACTACGACACACCAGCATCAACAGTAAAGCATTAGACAAGCAATCTCCTAAAGTTCTTGCACATGTTAAAACTTTGTGGGGATATCAGGTGGTGTTGGAAAGCTGGTCCGTATTTGATGACGAAGAGTTCATGCTTGATCGCACCAAATCAAGTTCTGTCGCAACCACCAAAATAGAATAAGTTGACATTCATTTCGATTCGTGTATAATGGATTATTATGAGTTTAACAATCAGATATCAAAGCGATCTCCATCTTGAATTCTCAGACGGTACCATGGCTATGCCTGAACCCGCTGACGTTCTCGTATTGGCTGGCGACATATACACCAAAGGTCGAATGGCTTGGGTGAATGAAGCTGCGTATAATTTCGATGACGTGGTAATGGTCTGCGGCAATCACGAATTTTATGGCGGTGATCTCACGGCTACGTTGGAGAAATTGAAGAACAACGCCGAGCGCAATGTTCATGTCTTGCAGAATGAGTCGGTTGACATAAAGGGCACCATGTTTCATGGATGTACCCTATGGACTGATTTTGACAAAGGCAATCCATTGGCAATGATGAACGTGCCAGATCAATTGAATGATTATCGCAGAATCCGATCTCACAATTATACGAAACGATTGAAGGCACAAACTATTGCGACCGAACATTCGGTATCCCGTATATTTCTGCGCGAAACAGTGAAACCCGGCGATGTTGTTGTGACTCATCATGCGCCAAGCTTTCAGTCGATCTCTGAGCAATTCAAAACTGATGGATTGAATGTCGCTTACTACAGTAACATGGATTATGAGGTAATCGACATGGCCCCTGCGCTATGGTTCCACGGACATGTACATCACACGAATGACTACATGATCGAGGGTACACGGGTTCTGACCAACCCTCGTGGATATGATCCGGGTGACAAAAACCCACTGTTTAACTTGAATGCAGAAATAATTATATGAATGAATGACTTGACACAGAACGTAGGTGTGGTACTATCCAGTTGTAGAAAGAAACAAACAACAGGAGCGATCTATGACTGCATACGTAAAAATCAACTACGGCAAATGGCGCAACCAGCCAGTGAACGGAACAATCTTTCCGGTCATCAAGGATTGGGTGAACTTTTCATCCGGGGGAGCAATCACGGTGGACGGTCGTGAAATGCTTAATACATCAAATAAAGCACGTATCAAATGTGAGCCATCTGATATGGATTTCTCCGTCACCGTCGATGATTACAACGAGCAGCTTAACATGATGGGTAAAGGAACTGCTCCCAAAAAAGGTGAGCCAACCGAAGCCGATGATGAAAAGCGTATCGAAGAAATTGCCGAGCGTTTCGAAATCATGGATGAAATGACCAAAGCCACCATTGGCGGCGACATTCGTGCAATGATTGTTACCGGACCACCGGGTGTTGGTAAGTCTTACGGTATCGAAACCGAACTTGAGAAATGGTCATTGTTTGATCAGATCAGTACTCGTCCTGCACGATACGAAGTTGTCAAGGGTGCCATGCGCCCATTGGGATTGTACGCAAAACTCTTCGCTTACAGCGATGCACGTGATGTTCTGGTCTTCGATGATTGCGATGATGTTTTCAAGGATGATCTGGCTCTGAACATTCTGAAAGCTGCATTGGACTCCGGTAAGAAACGGGTAATTCACTGGAACGCCGATAGCAACATGCTGAAAAAAGAAGGCATTCCGAACAGCTTTGAGTACAAGGGTTCTGTGATCTTCGTAACGAACTTGAACTTCACAAACACTACTAGCAAAAACTTGAAATCTCACTTGGACGCCTTGATGTCACGTTGCCACTTTATTGATCTGACTTTGGACACCATGCGGGACAAAATCCTGCGGATCAAGCAGATCGCCAAAACTGGCAAACTGTTTCAGGGCTACAAAATGGAAGCCGAAGATGAAGCCGAAATCCTTAATTTCATGATGGACAATAAAGACAACCTTCGTGAAATGAGCCTTCGGATGGCTTTGAAGATGGCTGACTTGAAGAAAATTCATCGCCGCAACCCGAACACTGATTACTGGAAGCGGGTAGCACGTGGTACTTGCATGAAGCGGGTACTGTCCTAGAAACCAAGTGCCCCTCAACAGAGGGGCACAACTGGAGAAGATTATGAAAGCCTACGCAGAAGCACAGATCAAGAAACTTGATGCGAAAATTGCTGCAACGAAATCTCAATTCAATGCCAAGCGGATTAATCGCCGGTACGGTCGTTGGTTGAAGATGCTTGCTAACGCAGAATAACATCATGAGTGATTTGTATTTAACAACCAGAGACGTAGTATTCATTATCATCATCATTTCCATGGCCGCAATCGCTGGCATATTGTATTTAGAGTACAAACCATCACAGGCCACCCTGTGTAAATACCTGTACAATGACCTAAAAGCATCACGCCTGAAATACGATGAAGCCGCCGGTTCCCTTCGGTTAGCAGAACGACCAGACTTCGAACCGAAGAATCTAATCCAAGGCCGCTCGATGATTATGAAGGCAGCATTCACGCACTTGGTCATTGATCACAAGAAATATGTATCGTACTGTGGAGAACCAAAATGAAATTCAACGCATGGCCTTCAATTGAATCCTTTCACCGAGTAGTGAAGGATAATCAATTCGCATTAGACGACACCGAGTTCGGTCTTGTCGGCAAAGATCGTGTTGTGTACAAGCCGAAGGTGAAATTGCATGGCACAAACGCCGCCATCCAAATTGGACCTAATGGAGAAGTTTCTGCACAGTCCAGATCGCAAATGATCAGTGTTGGAAATGATAACGCTGGCTTTGCCGGATGGGTAGAGGAAAATGCCGATACATGGGCCAAGAATGCCCACCCAATGGCCACACAGACGATCTATGGCGAATGGTGTGGGCAAGGTATCCAGAAGGGCACCGCGCTCAACAGCATCGGTCACAAAATCTTCGCTATCTTTGCAATTCAGGCAGGATCATCAGATGACGATGATTCTATGGTCGCAGTTGATCCTATCGAAATCGCCCACGCACTTCTTCATCGTCCAGAACATACGCATATTCTGCCATGGTACAGTTGGGCATCTTATGCCGTTGATTTCAAGGGTGACCTCGAACATCCAGTAGAACTGTTCAATGCACAAGTTGCTGATGTCGAGGAATGTGATCCTTGGGTTAAGAAAGAGTTCGGCGTCGAGGGCATCGGGGAAGGATTGGTATATTTCCCGATCAGTCTTTGTAATGATCGTGGCACGGCTATTTCTAGAAATGATCTTGCGAAATACATGTTCAAAGCCAAAGGCGAAAAACACAAAGTCGTTAAGAACAAGAAAGCCGTTGAAGTTGATCCAGAAGTCGCTAACAGTGTGCAAGCATTTGTCGATCAGGTGGTCACAGAAGGGCGTCTTGATCAGGCAGTCACAGAAGGCGCAAATGGCGAATACGACAACCGTCAGATCGGCCCGTTCATCGCATGGATTTCCAAAGACATCAAAAAAGATGTAGATTCTGGAGAAGTTGAACTTCCTGCAGGAGTCGAATGGAAATTGGTCGCCAAAGCCGCAACCACTCAAGCACGGCTGTGGTATATGGAAAAAGCCAAAGAACTATAAAAGTTGACATCCGATGCATAATACAGTATTATGTATGAATGAAAAGGGGAATACATCCCCTTCGTGGAGAATGAAAACTTCGGTTTTTATTCGTTGAAACGAGAATTACCTTAGTAGTTTCATGGAGTTATTTCTTATGGGTTACGATTAGTGTGAAATCATAAGGTAACCGTAGGTCCAAAGAAGAAGTTGATTGGTTCATCAGTGTTACGATTAGTGTGAAATCATAAGGTAACCGTAGGTGTCCGTACACGGTTGCGTACTTGTTACTGTTAGTATGAAATCATAAGGTGACCGTAGGAACAAGCATGTTGAGTTATGGTTAGTGTGAAATTATAAGGTGACCGTAGGAAGCTCATTGCACTGCTGCACACCACGCATGTTACGGTTAGTATGAAATCATAAGGTAACTGTGGGTGTCCGGAATAAAACACAATGAAAGAATATTGAAATGTCACTTAGAGATCAAGAAACCCGCGATCATGCGGTCAGACGAATTAAATTCCAAATGTATCCGACAAAGACAGATGTTATCGCATTGAATGATGCTTTGTATCATCAACGGATGTTGTATAATGCGGCCCTCCAAGAACGCGACGACATTTATCAAAAACATATCAAGCCACTGAATCTTGAAATTGCAACCCGCCGCGCATCGAAAAAGACCTCGGAGAATAAATCTTACCAATCATACTTACGTTCGGGCGAACCGCGTACTCCCAATACTGCTGTCGGAATATTCAGTCATCTCTCTATTGACGGACTACTGGCCACGAAGAAGAAATATTCCAACGCAGCATCATATATGGGACAGACAAATAGCGTGAGTGCCATCAACGCTGATGCAAACTCAGTATATCTAAAATATCCATCCAGCATGAATCATGGAACCCTTAATACACTTGACTGTGCATTTCGGAATTTTTTCAAACGTCCGGGGGTAGTGGGCTATCCAAAATTTCAAGGAAAACATCGATATACCTCGTTGTCCTTCCGAAATGCATCAGGATGGTCTCTAACTCATAGTGGATTGGATAAGCAAACACTAGAGGGTGAGACAAAAATGAAGAATGGTGTCTCTGTTTCTAGTGATGTATGGTATCTGTATATACAAGGCGTTCATACCAGTAAACAACAACAACGGATCAAATGTCGTGGAAGATTGAATAAAATTACATCATTGAATCGTCCCTCTCGAAAAACCACTGTACTGGAAGAAATTGAAAGCGGCAACGGCGTCATCACTAATGCAACAATTATCAACGATGCAGGTAAGTGGTATCTGTCCATTGCATACAAAACATCATTGATGGTGGAAGAGGATACAACTCCATCCGGCGAAGTGGGTATCGATTGGGGCGTCAAGCAGTTCCTCACGACATATGATAGTTCAGGAAATATTGGGTTGGTGGATCACGTGACAACACAGCGTCATATGAAAAAACACACCCAACGTATTAAAGAACTACAGCGTAAGTTGGCCAAACAGCAAAAGGGGTCATCTCGCCGTGCTAAAACAGTAAAGGCATTGCAAGTATTGCACCTAAAACTAAGACAAATTAAAACAAACTTCAACCACGAAGAAACCACGCGATTGGCGAGAACATTTAGTAAATGCATAACTGAGGATATCGCCTTCGGTAATCTTACGAAAAACATATCCGGAACAGTGGACAATCCAACGGCTGGCTCAAGAAGTAAGTCGGGATTGAATCGTGCTATATTAGAAACATCCCCATCTACGTTCTTTGATATGCTAACGTATAAGATGATCGAACGCGGCGGCGAATTAGTCAAGGTTGACACGGTTCTTCATGCACCATCACAAACCTGTTCTAAGTGTGGTAATCGTAAATCAGGAGCAGACAAAATTGACATGAGTGTTCGTACTTACCAGTGCGCCGCATGTGGACACGAAGATGACAGAGACGTGAATGCAGCAAAAAATATATTGAAAGTAGGTTGACATCTGATGCATAATACAGTATTATGTATGAATGAAAAGGGGAATACATCCCCTTCGTGGAGAGTGAAAACTTCGGTTTTTATTCATTGAAACGAGAATTACCTTAGTAGTTTCATGGAGTTATTTCTTATGTGTTACCGTTAGTATGAAATCATAAGGTAACCGTAGAACGGAAATCAACCAGTTCTTCATGCGTGATGTTACAGTTAGTGTGAAATCATAAGGTAACTGTAGTAGGTTACGGTTAGTATGAAATCATAAGGTAACCGTAGGACCAGTTACGGTTAGTGTGAAATCAAAAAGTTGACATCCATCCCCTGTTTTCGATATAATGGTGGATGGATAAAATTGCGAAAATTGTAATACACGACGAAGTTAACGCCAAGATACATAATCTAGATATCCGAGTAGCTAGAAAACTGTATAAAGAGTTTGAGTTCGAAGAACCCGGTTCATTCTTTAGCCCAGCCCGACAGCTAGGTCACTGGAATGGTAAAACCTCGTTCTTTCAACTTGGCGGAAGAACCTTTGTATCTTTGCTGGAGAAAATCATTCCTATGTTGGACGACATGGGGTACGATTTTGAACTAGAAGATAATCGTAAACGACAACCCAAATTCACATTTGATCCAATCCTAGAGGATACGTTCAGCACCACTGTATGGCCCAAAAACCATATAGCAGAAGGCGAACCTATCAAATTACGGGATTATCAAGTCGAAGTCATCAATCATTTCCTGACGAACAACCGCGCAATCCAAGAAGTAGCCACTGGAGCCGGTAAGACGCTCATTACAGCAGCATTGAGTAAATCCTGTGAGCCGTACGGCAGAACCATCGTAATCGTCCCTAACAAGTCCCTAGTGACCCAAACCGAAGAAGATTATGTGAACATGGGATTGGATGTCGGTGTGTATTTCGGCGACCGTAAAGATTTCGGAAAAACCCACACTATCTGTACATGGCAGAGTATGGGAATCCTTCTCAAAAATACCGCGAACAAAACAGCAGAATTCACGATGGAAGAATTCATCGAAAACGTTTGTTGTGTAATTGTGGACGAAGCGCATATGGCGAAAGCCGATATGCTTAAATCTATCCTGTCCGATGCGTTGGGCGATGTCCCATTGCGATGGGGATTAACTGGAACTGTTCCAAAAGATGATTTCGAGGGATACAGCTTGTTCACATCAATCGGACATGTGGTTAATCAGATATCGACCGCAGAGTTACAGGAACGCGGCATTTTGGCCAAATGTCACGTAAACATTCAACAGTTCATGGATGATAAAGAGTACGACAACTATCAGTCGGAACTTTCGTACATCACCACCAATCCCGAGCGGCTGGACGCTATCGCTAAACAGTTAAATAGTATCAGGGAAGGCGGCAACGTATTGGTATTGGTTGACCGTGTGGCCTGTGGTAAAGCATTGGTTGCGTTGTTGGATGATGCGATTTTCATATCCGGATCAATGAAAACCAAAAAACGCAAGGAGTACTATGATCAAATTGCCGAAGAAGATCGAAAGATTATTGTTGCCACCTATGGCGTGGCTGCTGTTGGGATCAACGTTCCTCGTATATTTAATCTGGTTCTTATTGAACCCGGCAAAAGTTTCGTACGTGTTATCCAGAGCATTGGGCGTGGTGTTCGTAAAGCGAAGGATAAGGACTTCGTGCAAATTTGGGACATCACATCGAACTGCAAGTTTGCGAAGCGGCATCTTACCAAGCGCAAGAAGTTCTATAGAGAATCAGCGTTCCCTTTTACCATTAACAAAATCAGGTGGAAATAATATAGCGTATAAATTCCTAAAAGTTTTACTAAGACGCTAAATACAGCATGTTCAAATCTAACAAATATAGTAAATGGTATCATTCCATTATCAAAACAGCATCCACCAGAATGTTGTCGGGATATATCGAAAGACATCATATTGTGCCAAAGGCATTGGGCGGGAACAATGACACGAACAATATTGTATCACTAACTGCTAAAGAGCACTTTATATGTCATAGGTTATTAATCAAAATGGTACATGAACTCGATCATATCATCAAAATGAAACATGCAGTAAGTATGTTTATGCAATGTTCGGATTCCCAGCAGCGTGTATTCACCGCCCGACAATATGAATTTATGCGACAATGCGTGAGCGATGCTCGAATGGGATCAAAACATACTGATGACACTAAACGCAAAATGTCGATTAAGGCAAAAGGCAGAACCCCGTGGAACAAGGGTAAAAAAATGAAACCCATATCACGCGAACATAAACAAGCACTCTCTGCCTTTCATACGGGTAAAACATTATCGAAAGAGCATAAGAGCAACATAAGCAATAGTAAAATAGGACACACCAATGGCATGACAGGCAAAAAACATTCCGAAAGTACTAAACATAAAATGAGCGAAAACATGAAAGGGAAACGAGGACCACAGGCCCGAACACCGAATTGCCCACATTGTAGCAAAACCCAAGTTACCGCCCGCCATATTCGTTTGCATGAAGCAGATGGATAAAAATGAAGATCGCAGAATACATAGTTGACTCCGGGATCAATCGATTTGCGTTTGTTATGAATGACTCTTATGACAACAGCAAGGTTGTTGTATATCTGGACGGACAACGACTAGACGATGCATCTGTGGCTTTTGATCTAAGTACGTTCAGCACTGTCATTAATGTTGACACCACCAGCGGTAAAACACCATGCAGGATGTCCGTCTATTATGAAGAACAGACCAAAGAAGAGCTAGCTCTCGACAAATATCCGAACCTCAAAGAAACCTTTGATCGTAGACTCGACTCACCAGAAGACCTCGAAGCATACACCCTTCTGAAACGGTTGTATATTGGTGAACTATGACAACAAATAATGCTTGACAAGTTAAATACTACTATAATATAATAGTGGAGAATACAATGAAGAACACATTAACAAATTACTTTAAGGAAGCTCAACGCCGACTGGCCGAGAACAAGCATACCAAAGAAATCTATCAAGCAAGATGGGTCTGGTATCACACTATACTGGTAGCACAACAGATGATAGTGATCTTTTTACTGATAGGAATTCTGATAAAACTTTGATATGGCACCAATAAAGTACACAGACATAGACCATTACCGAGATTCACTACATCACCAATACCCGCGTGATGGTGGACTAACTGAAGCCGAGATGGAGAAGGATTTATTGAGGCGTTATTCTATCAATGTCCGCAATGAAGGCCGTGTACGTAGATATATGCCGCATATGGATTACCCATTAGTTGATCCATCTAAATGGGATAGCGTCAACGCAACGACATCGATGGAAGTTCGGACTGAACCTGTTATATCGTTGGAGATCACCCGCCGAGATTACCAAACTCTTGTGACGGATCAAGCTGCATTTGATAAAAATGCCCAAATCCTTTCGCTGCAAAACGATGATTATCGGGACACGCTTGACCGAATGGATCGCAATAGACGTAATCTATCAAAAGCCATGGAAAAGAACGACGGAGTAAGACAGGCGTACGAGCACTTTCTTACATTAGCAAGATTAGTATCAGGGAAGAACATCAATGGCATCGTATGATAGTATTAGACATTTTGGAAATAGACCAGATGATTGGATGTTTAGTCCAGAGTCATTTGATAAGGTTCCCGCCGGGGAGCTAGCCCACCTCTTGCGCGAAATTGGTCAGCGCATGGTTGAGTTGGAAAAACGACTTGATGCTAGAGATACCGAAGAGAACAGATTGATGCAAAAATTCCCAGCACTTAGAACCGCATTTGAGCATTACGATTTGCTTAGAATGATGGTAGGATCGAACGAGAATGACAATGCTTAATGTAGAAATAAATGCCCTTGATGTTGACTACAGTCCAGATAGCCCTGAGTGGCATCGGATGGTTAGCCGTTGGGGATCGCAGTTTCAGCCCGGTAATAATGTCAGTGTCGATCAGATGTTGAACTGTTTGATTTATCGCATTGAAGAATTAGAAAAAAGAGAAGAAGTGTATCTACCATTTATCGAAGCATTTCAAGCAAGAGAAGAAGCGCGAGAGCAACTTCTCATAGAACACCCCGAATTACTACCTGCTAAAGAACAGTACGATTTGTTGGTGATGATAGCTACTGGCAAACACCCGCCAACATAAAGGAACCGCGATTCATATTTTAACCCTAGATGACACCGCATTCGACATGAACAATTTGTCAGATGAAATAGACGATCTTCGTTTTGGTGTTTTGGACAACTCTAACCCACAAGACCCTGATCATTTTTTCATACCATTGATTTACTTGGAAAGCTTCAACGCACCAGCACTGGTGCTCAAGATCGGGGAATACAGAATAAACTTTCCAGTTGAAGAGAAAGTTGATTGGCGAATACTCGTAGGTGAACCGGACTTTGGCGATCTTGAAGTGATCTCATTGACCAGTTTGAATGATCGTGGATTCAAAGCATTTGCTTTCAATCCATTATCAGGATTCTCACCGAAATATCTACCCATCGAAATTGTCGATGCATATCAAGATGTGAAGTGGTATTTTCCTAAACTCAAGACAGGACAAATGTTATGCGTTCCGCTAACGAGCCAACCGAAGCCTTTGTGCGTATACTTCGTAAAGGATATCAGCAGACAATCAGAAGTGGTGGACATCGGGAAGGTCTGGTAAAAACAGGTTGGCAAATTCATATGGCATCAAATGATAACAGACAGACCACAGAATGCCATATTCTGAAATATGGCCCACGGGAATACAAGTTCAACACACAAGCGTGGTGCACCGAGAATGAATTCAATATTAATGAGGTTGCAGCCCGTGTTAAAAAATTCATACAGAACTTGCCACCGGATACCGTCCATGATGAGATCGAAAGTGACAACTATCCCAAGGTACATTGGTACCACATGCAATTCGCCACATTGGACGACGCATTGGTGTTTGATTTAGCATTTGCAAAATATATCAAAGTAGTGTATAATTATGGATAATGACAATACCTATTCGAACCATCATGAGCGCCATCGACAACGGCGACAAGGATTTTTACGACCGGATAACACCGGAACAGCGTAAAGAGATCGTTCCGTTCGTCCTTTTGCAATGGGTGGCTAATGTTGCGGATCAACCACACGACCAAATTTCTGAGATACAAGAATATTACCTGAAAATGGTGAACAAGAACGTGAACCTACATTTCTTTGATATCCAAAAAGATCATCCACGTTTGATATGGCGGTTGCTGTGTGGGTGTGCAATGACAGACGCAATCGAATTAAAACGTGAATGGTTCACTACCAAGAAGATAACCTCCGGTTCCAGTAACCACAATAAAACCGCCAAGTTCCTACGATCAAGATTTCCTGAATTGAATGATGAAGAAATCGAAACAATGATTATGAAGAATGATTCAAAGACGATAAAAGCATATGCGACCGATTGTGGACTCTCTCCTGCAGATATAAAGAAGCAGCTATGAAAGATGTAATTGACGCAGCCAAAAAAGCCCGTGCCGATGCCACACCACAATATGTGTGTGGCTTTTGCAATAGAGGATTCACGTGGGAGAAATCCCTGATCAAACATTCATGTGCACAATTCCGCCGTTCCGCCCAAGAGCATGAACCCGGTGTACAAAAAGGATTTGAGACATGGTTGTTGTATCTGAAAATCAAACAAGGTTCCAAGAAAGTGTGGACCTACGAAGATTTCTGTAAGTTCCAATTCTATGAATCATTCGTGAAATTCGGTAGACATATCATCGATATCTCCGCATTCAATCCATCTGCCTTTATGGCATACGTGATTGTCAACAGTTTGAAACTGGATGAATGGTGCCATGTCGCAGTGTACCAAGATTATATCAAAGATCGCTATGATAGAGAATCATCTGAGGCGGCAATGATCAGATCAATCGAAACCATGATGGAATGGGCGAATCAAAACAAGGACTCATTCGAGAACTGTTTCCGTAATGGCAATGGTAATGTATTGGCACATTGGGTGTCCGTGGGCAAACTTTCCCCTTGGGTATTGTATAATTGCGAGTCTGGTCTCGCATATCTAGGATCAATGAACCCTGATCAGTTGAACATGGTCATTGATTTCATTTCGCCGGAATATTGGCAACGACGTTTCGAGTTATGTGAACCTGAGACTGTTCGAGTGAAAGAGTTGTTGAAGGAATACGGATTATGATAGAAGGTGGTTTTATACAAATAGGGTATTGGCGTTTCCGACCAGAAGAGGTATCGCACATCAATACCCCCGATCCAGACATCACATATCTGTATATGAGGGGCACTGATGAACCCATTGAATTGAACGAAGAGGAATGGGCTAAAATTGAACCCATCTTCGACCTGAATACGATTGATTTAACCGATGCCTGATATTGATAATTATTAACTTCGATTTGGCTAGTCGTGATAAAAAATACACAAGACAAGGAGAGTAAATGTGTATTATGTTTATGTGTATATCGATCCACGGGATCATGTTCCGTTTTATGTTGGCAAGGGTTCCAATAATAGGGCATGGGATCATCTCAGAGAAACGAGTAAAACGACCGAGAATATTGCCAAATATCAAAAGATACAATCAATTCGTAACGCCGGTATGGAACCGATAGTAGAATTCGCATACGAAAACATTCATGACGAGAACGAAGCTTATCTATTGGAAGACGAATTGATACAACATTATGGCAGAACACAACTGGATCATGATGGTGTATTAACTAACGTGTGCTTGGGTAATAAACCGCCAAAGAATGTTGGCAAAAATAATGGAATGTACGGTAGGCATAGAACTGACAGCGAAAAACAAGCAGTTTCAATAGCCAACAAAGGTAAAATTCCTTGGAACAAAGGGAAGAAACGCACCGAAGAAGAAAAACAAGCCATGCGAGATGGTATCAAACGCGCAAATCCTTCGGGACGAAAGGTATGGAACGAAGGTAAGGAACGATCAAAGGAAGACAAGCAACGGATTTCTAATGGAATCAAACAACATAATCCCAATGGCAGAATACCGTGGAATAAAGGATTGAAAACTGGACCATTGTCCACGGAACATAAACAATCATTAAGTGCATCCAAAAAAGGACAAATACCGTGGAACAAAGGAAAAACTTACAAGAAAAAATAATATTCACTGGAGATATTGATATTGATCTCCCCGACAGAACAAAGGTTCTGGAACTGTTCAAGCATACCCCCGCTGGTATGATCAAGGATGGAGTATTGAAGCGCCATAATTCCGGTGTGTTCTTTACTGATATCCCATCAGATGCATTGCGCGGTGTTGCCAGTATCGATTACAAGGAAGCTGAACAACGTGGATACATGAAGATCGACTTGTTGAACATGTCGGTGTATGAATTGGTCAAAGATCAGAACCATTTGCAGGAACTCATGGATCGAGAGCCAGATTGGGAACGATGCTGGGAAGATCGAGAGTTCTGTAAACAGGTCGTTCATATAAATTCGCAATTCGGCTTGCTAACTCGGATGAAACCTGATACTATCCCGAGAATGGCTATGTTCCTATCGGTAATACGTCCGGGCAAGCGCCATTTGATCGGTGAATCGTGGAAAACAATCGGAGAAACCGTTTGGCAGAAAACCGATAAAGGATACACATTTCGCAAATCTCACGCAATCGCGTATTCTCAATTGGTAGCAGTGCACATAAATATATTGACCGACTAAGTGTGCCTTTTTAATAATCTATCATAAATACTTCTTTAAGGAGTATAATATGGGTAGGCGAAAAGGAGTACCTAACAAGAAAGGAACGATAAAATATCCAAGGGAATGCGATGAATGTGGGGATTTTTTAGGAAGTGCCGCCACATACTCATATCATAAAAAAACGCACGAGCCGATACCAAGTGATGGTATGTGTCATTTTGGGTGTGGTCTTCCGGCAAGATACAGAAACACTCATAACAAACTAACATGTGTGGTGATGTACTCTAAGTGCCCAGCCTATTTGTTGCAATTATCACAACGAACTAAATTGAGTTGGGAAAATGATGCTATTAGAAAAGAACAGACCAAGCAGACCTTTATCGAGCATGTGGCGCATAATCCAGAAGCAAGAAAAAAATCAACAGCCGCCGCCAATAAACGTGCGATTCTGAAACCAGAAGATGCCAAAAATTATAGGGCCTACGCTAGGAAATGTAGAAAAGAAGCACAAAAATGGGCTAAGAATAATGGGCATACATTAGGCAATCAGACGTATCATGTGGATCATAAACTGAGTTTATTAGAAGCCTATTACACAGATGTTCCCGTTAGTATAGTCAATCATCCGGCTAACCTTAGAGTGATAGAGGCTAACGAAAATGTCCGAAAGGGTTCCACTAGTTTAATCACATTGGATGAATTACTTGAAGAGATAGCACGATATGGAATAGGATAAATACAGTATGACTGACACGACTGACATGAGTGACTTACTGACCAAACTAGATGACCTGAAAACGGAACGTGGTCCTGTGGGATCAACTTCCGCACAGTGGATCAATCCACGCGGTCAAATTCTAGACACATCCGATGATATTCACATCTCGTTCGTGATCAAAAATCCCGAGAAGTTCGGCACATCGTTGGAAGCCATTTACCACACGTATGCAAAACACCAAGAAGAAATTGGTCGAGAAGGCAAAGCCAGAGAAGAGATTATGGCTGGGATTCTCAAACGTGGCTGGATTCGTACCCGACTAAATCGCGCCGGTCGCAATATCTTCTGGACAGTGAGCATCGAAAAGATGACTGACAAGATCAAGGACAATTTGTACAATTGGTCGAACCATATGATCAAACAGGGCGGTTATGCAGGTAGCAAATACAATGATGTGAAGTTTGATATCGTCAGTGGTCTGCCTATTCGTAATAGCTATCGATTAGGCGATCTTGCAGACGATAAATTGATGCAAGAATCCCGAAAGAAGCCGGAATTGAACATTATGATAGTTGAATCGGTGGACGACTTCAGCTAATCTTTCTGATAAGTGTAATTGACCGTCTTTTCACACGTTTGGTGCTGATTTCACTCAAACTGACGTACGGTCCAGCGAGAATCTCCACATCCTTTGAATTAAAGCTCTTCAAGCATGCTCTGAAAGGTACCCAATCCTGTTTCAGGAAGATATTGATCGGAAGCATCCGATTGCTTTCCCACCACCATTGATCCGCTAGTTCCAGATAGTCTTTCTTGTGTTGATCATCGCGCATGCTATGAAAATCATATATACTGGTTATTACCGCGTCTTTGTTCTGGATAATACCGATGTAATCCTCACCACCGTAGGTGACGTGACTGAGGAATGGGTACTTCTCTAATAGTTTGTCAAATAAATCATTCATGCTGTTTTATTTATGGTCCCTTTAGGTAGGCTCGTCTTATTGTTTCAGCTAAATACTGCATAAGGGTATTTAGACAATGTTACAACCGAAGCCATATACATATGAAGTTACTTTCCTCCCCACCAACCAAAAATATTATGGGGTCAGATTCGCTAATAAAACAGAGGCGTCCAATGATCTATGGAAAAAATACTTCACATCATCGAAGGTTATCAAGTCCCTGATAGATGATCATGGATTGGGAGCATTCGATATAAAGATAGATAAGGTATTTGAAACAAAAGAAGAAGCATTGTCATATGAGCACCAATTTTTAAGTGAGTTAGGACTGCCTAACAAGGTATGGCTAAATCGGAACGTTGGCGGCGGCGTCATATGGGACGATGCGATGAAGGCAGCACTATCCGCTAAAACAAAAGGAAGACCCAGATCGGACGAAACTAAAGAAAAAATACGCCAAGCACTAAAAGGTCGAACAATGCCAGAGGATGTTAAGCAAAAACTATCATTAGCACAGATAGGTGAAAAATCTTACCATTTTGGAAAGAAGTTTTCTGCCGATACCAAACACAAGATGTCCGTGGCAAAACGCGGAAAGTCATTCGATGATCAGCACAAGCAAGCTTTGTCTGATGCATGGAAAAATAGAGAAGAAGTTATATGCCCTCATTGCAATACAACGAGTAAAAACAAGGGAAATATGACAAGATGGCATTTTGATAATTGCCATTTAAATGAAGGGCAAGCGTCATGCAAACAATTTTAGGATACCTATACGATAATTTAGTAGTTGTCCAATTGAATGAGGACGCTGGCACCTTAATAGCGAGGAATAACGTAGTGTATGCACGTGGAGTGAAATTATTCAAAGGAGTGGACAACATAATCCAACTTCAGTTCAAAAACCAAGAGCAAAAGCCAATTGATCTTACAGGACGAACAATCGAGATGAACCTAATGGACACGGCCAACCTATCCGCGTTTGTTACTAAACCCGGCACGATTACAAACGCAACCGGTGGCTTGGCCACTGTCGGTATGACAGAATCCGACACCCGTAACCTGACATCAAAGAAATACACATACAGTATCAAGGTCACCGACGCTGACCTGACCGAACATGTGATCTATGCAGACGACTCATGGAATGCTGGCGGAACAATCGCTTTACAGGACAAAGTATATCCAGTATTTGTGCCTTCCAGAGCACCTGTTATGGGCACAGAAGCTGTAGGAGTTTCATATAGTGCAACTGTTTCAGCTAATCCAAACATGAACAGTAACCAAGCTTTACATACTGCAGCATACAATTTGGCAGCATTCAGTGGCACGGTCGAGGTTGAGGCAACTCTTGAACAGACTGCGACTGAATGGTTTGTGGTTGACACATCCACGTACACATTGGATTCGGGATATCAGTACACTAATTTCAATGGAGTGTTTGCCAATCTTCGGTTCAAGGTCACACGCACGTCTGGAACATTCAGCGGTATGTTGTATCGGCCATAACATGCTGATTAAAGAACTCCTAGAGTATCGCAAGAAAGATGGCATAGCAGAGAAATTCTGGTATAACCCCGGCACGAACGAACTGTTCAATATGAACAAAGAAGACCACCCACATCATGTCAAGGCAGTTGATGAACCAAGCAAAAACTTTCCACCCAAGACTCGCAGCCAGCTACTGGCGGTGGCCAGCAATCAAGATTTTTACAGTGGCCCAGTCAACCTTGTTATGATGCAGTATGGATGGGTAAGAGTGGATTACAGCAGCCATAAGAAAGCGTCTATCGAGGCAGGGTCCATGAAAGAAGCCGCAGCCACACTGCGGATGATGGCCAAGAAAACACCTGAGTTATTGGACAAAAAAGCATACGTTGATATTAGAACAGGTGATGGTGATGGTGACAGAGATGGTCGAGTTATTCACAATCCAGAGATATTCATACGGAATCCGAACTCTCCTAAAGCATTTGAAGAAGTGCCCTACTACGAGTCGGAAGGATCACTAAATGAAGATCACTGAACTCCTACAAGAAGGACTATCGACTGTCCTATATCATTCAACCGGTCTACATAACGTAAAAGACATTTTGTCGAGTAATACCTTACGGCTAACCCCAGACATTGGCACAGGCGCAGAACAGCAGCATCGACCGTCCGAAAAGAAAGTGTACTACATGAGTTTTGCACGATCCAAGCTAGGCAAATACCATTACCCAGCCGTGAAATCACAACAAGGCCAAACGTTAATTGTATTAGATGGCCAGAAACTCATGGCAGCAGGGTTCTCCGGAAAGCCTGTGGATTATTGGGGATGGGGTGACAAAGATGAGATGGAAGATCGAGTGTATTCCGATAAACCAGTGATTCCAAATGCTAATAAATTCATCAAAGAAATCCATATGTTAATGGACCGTACCCCAGAGATGAAAGAGCCGGGTCCAATGGATAAGATGATGAACCCAGACGCCAAGCCGTCCGAATACCCAAGGGATCAAAAAAGAGATGACATCTACATTCGATTGATGAGGAATGTATTCCGTGCATCCAAGCAATTAGACATTCCCGTGTACATATACAAAGATGTGAAATCATTCAACCTATTAGATAAACGTAATGCAACCAGTTCATTGGGCAGTGCACGACCATCAGCCCCAGCACCTAAATCATGGTCTCCTACCCCAAGATCGGGACGCCGTAGAAACCCGTTTGCTGATTACATGGAAATGTTGAAGATTCAGGATAAGAGCAAACTATCACCGGAAGCCAAAAAAAGATTGGACAACATGGAGGGTTGGTATAAAGATGACAGCATTCGGTCATTGGCCGCAGATGTTCACAACGCTAGAACATCAGATGCTCGACCTAAACTTGATGCACTTATTGAAGAGATGAAGAAGTTGAAGATTTATACCCTGACTGGGTTGGTGGATCATTTGATCAAAAAGTTCAAAGTTCAAGAAGTTCAAGAAGATGGTGGCAACGACCCAATCGAGAAATTCGAAACCTATATCAAGGACAGACATGCTGTTGAGGTCTTCAGTTTGTATGCATACAATGACGACATTAAGCTGGACACTATAATTGTAGGCGATAAGAAGCAGGGTACAGGCACCGCCGTGATGAATGAACTTGTCGCATTTGCCGACAAACTGAAGAAGCGTGTTATTCTATCCCCTGCCGTAAAAGACGATCACCATGGCACCACGAGCAGATCAAGATTGGTCAAATTTTATAAGAGATTTGGCTTTCAAGAGAACAAAGGCCGCAACAAGGATTTCAGTGTGTCGGCAGGAATGATAAGGAATCCAAAATGAAGATCAGTGAACTACTAAAAGAAACACCTATTCAAGACTATGAAACATTGAGTGACAAACCCAATGCGCCATCGGGCGGGAATTGGGATACGCCACCTGTGGGTGGCGCAAAGATAAGCAAAGACCCAGCGGACTTTGAAAAACGTTCATCCAGTTTCACCAGAGATACTGACAAGACACTGATCACTCACCCAAAGGCCGTGCAAAAGACCAAGAATATGTTCGCCAACACAGAGCATGATTTTCACTTCTACTTTGCGAACACCAAAGAAGCCAGACAACACACCGAAGTGGGTATGGTGGATAGAGACTGGCTCGATAAAAACATGCCGTCAATCGCGCCACACATTCCAGAGCACGAAGATGGCATAACGGTAATCTTTACCAACAACAAAGGCGCTGAGGGTGTTCCGATGTCGTCATGGATCATCGCCCATCGTATCGCACATGTTCTTGCGAGATATGGCGGATATAATGGCCGACAAATATCAAATTACACAGAGGCTGAAAAAATCATCGAACGTTACACAAATAATATCTTCAAAGAATACTACGGCAAGGATATTAGGAAAAAAGACACGTATGGTATGAACCAATCAGATTACGCAGAGAATCGCAATAAAGAACTCATGGTGCGTCGTTTTTATGAAGCCATCGGAACCTTTCGATCAGCTAGGAAGAATAATTTACGAGAACCCTTCGAATTCCTAAATGAGTTGATAGCACAACAGCTAATCACATCGACTGGTATTCACTTCAATCCAGTGCCAAGCAAAATCGTCACAAAGAAAGCATGGGGTCATGATCGCTGGGATGGTTCTGCGCGTGGTCGTCAAGAAGAAGAAGAGTACGCCAATGAACTAGTAGATAGCATGAAAGAAGAATTATATTGGGCAATCGATGCCATCTTCGGCCAAGCTACCGGTTCTATTTTTGTGATGTAAAATGATTACATCATGGATCAATTAAGAGACGAGGACGAAGACGATGAAGATTACTGAACTCCTAAATGAAGGCAAGAGCCGCTCCTGCATCGTGGTAGATGTTCAGCCCGTCTACGCTGACCGTCGCAATAAAAACGAAAACCTTGATATGTTTCAGGAAATGGCGCAATTCTTGTTGAAACAGAAAGGCCCTATCTTGATGTTTGTCAATGCCGAACGAGATGGATTGACAGACGATACAGTTGAAA